ATTCAACCATATAATGAATTGAATCTTGACGAATTGCTACACTTTGTATTGAGTCATTATTGTACTCTGCAGCAGAGTGCATTGAACCATAATGCTTCGTCATCGAATATTTTAAAGAATCGGATGGACCTAATCTTTTATTATGGATTTCAAGAATCTCATAATTATCTGTAAACAGCTTAGACATTAAAGGAGTTGCTTGTGGATGTATCGCGTTCTCAACATATGGAGTACCCGAAATACCAGCTATGGTATCCACAGTAGTATAATTATTTAATGTCTGTGACAGCTTATTAGTAGCCTGAGCTGTCGTTGACAAATCAAACCAAGAAGTCTTTGGTGTATTTGCCTGAGTTAAATTCTTTTTAGCACGTAAAACATAAATTTTTACAAGCGTAGGTAAAAAAGAATTTGTATTCGTTATGGTAATATCCATATTGAACGACTGAAATGGAAATAAATAATCCATATCACCGGTAGATAATGCAGGCATATCTGTTTTTGAACCACCGCTTACTGATAAACATGTTTGAGAAAGCATGTTTGCTGTATCATCCATCAATTCACCCAAAAAGTAATATCCATTTTGTGATGTTACTGGATTTGCAAGATCAATATTACCATATGCTGGAGCTGCGGGAGCTAAATTAAAAGGATTAAAAATTCCTTTTGTATTTAGTCCAGTTACTCCATACAATCTTGAATATGCAGTTTTTTCCGTTGAATATAACGGATAAGAACTTGAGCCGTATTGTCTCTTGGCGTCTTTAAGAGCAATAGACTTGGAACCTTCATAAAAATTTTCACGAATTTTGTATACCTTACAATTATCGTGAGTGGTAGTGGTTCCCTCTAGGGCTGTGTTAACAACACCGAGCCCTGTTTCAGTTGAATAAATCTTCTCCCCCGGTACCGGGTTTGTCTTAGGAGAAGATTTGACTTTAGGCGGTACGTGCTTTTTAAATATAAAATCAGCGGTACCATTTACGATAGATGCTGCAACAGCAGATGCAATCGTCGGATTCGAAATGACTTTATTTACAGCAGCTGTAGTCATTGAGCGGGCCACAGAGCGGCCTATTGCGGCTTTATTTGTTAATATAGCCTTCTTTGTTTTAGGTATGACAGAGCGCATATTCTCTGACATACTACCGCCGCGCATACGTCGAACGGATTTATATTTTTTAACCATAGTGAAAAATGCCAACGTATTAAGAGCCCTCGCGGGGTCCCTCCTACTCTTAATACTTTATATTAGTGGAATAGTTGGATCAATTACTATTCCACTCGGGGAGACGTAATGACATTATACCGTCTTCTGATATTTGTGTCAAGTAAGTTTTCTCAAATAATTCTATGTCATCGTTTCTACGATCCCAAGAAGAATCGATCCGATAACATAACCATCTATCATGAGATAGTTGTGCAAAAAGATCTTGATCTTCATAAATATTGTAATTAGTCATAAGTACTACTGTACATGTTTCAAATATTGATAATGAATATTTTCCATAGAAGGTTGACGTTAATAAACCGTTTTTCAGCGTTTCACATAGACGAAAAATCTCTGACCAACCTTCTGCTGAACGTTTAGCACGAGGCACATCTAGTAAATAAGTATCTTTACTAGGGGCTCCAGATAAAGCTGCTAATGTTTGTTGACATGAATTTTCAACAGCCACTAGCAAGCTATCTTCGTGGTAAAATAAACGATGCTTACACCATTTAGTTTTACCACGCCCTCCTTTTGGATCATAAACGACGATAACTTGTCTGTCGTTTTGAACATTCTTCATGTGGAAGAGAATGTAATCTAATTGTTTTTGCCAATGAAATTTTGGCATCGTAAAATCCATCATTTCCAAATCTTTACCGGAATAAATTTTAGGAAATGAACAAAAAGTGCCTGGTATTCTTGATTCACTTTTTTTAGTATATTTAAAGGATTTTTCTGCGTCTTGTTCGGGTGAAACCGTTAGTAAACTAAGTATGTGATGTTTTCCAGGTGCACCATTTAGTAAAACATTTCCGACGTAATCAGCAAACAGATGTAACAGTTGCTTCTTAGTTTTTTTGTTGATCAAGGACATTCGTCCTTGATAATGCACACGTAAGCTCTGCGTATTTTCTTGTTGAAAAGACCAAGCTTTGGAATTCGCAGATAAAAAACCTACCAATTCGTCAGGAGTTAAACTTGACAAATGGTCTACTTTATGCTTTGCCATGTATTCATCACTAAAAGTTCTGAATAAGGTAAACACATAACGGTATTTTCCAGATTCTACGGTCATATTATTTTTTATTAAATTACATCTTTAATTAATGGCTGCGCATATTGTATCGTATTAGCTGAAACTAATGGGATAACATATTTATTTGGATCCGTCGGCGTTGCAGAGAATGACTGATACGACGCCGTATCCGCGTACGTTTTTAAATCTTGACGCTTTTGTCCAACAAAAGTTGGAGAGAATATTGAAAGCCCTGGAAGGGACAATGACGAACCGAAAACCGGTAACGAGTGTACAAAACTTTTGTTACACACAACACGAATCTTTGCAAAAGATGAATGTGCTAATCCAGAGTACTGGAGTCCGCCACTCGCGTTGTTTAAATAGTAGGGAGTACCTACTCCTTGAAATTCAACCATATAATGAATTGAATCTTGACGAATTGCTACACTTTGTATTGAGTCATTATTGTACTCTGCAGCAGAGTGCATTGAACCATAATGCTTCGTCATCGAATATTTTAAAGAATCGG